CTCTACAAATATAAATTTAGTTGCAGGTTCTATAGGTTCAGTAAACACAGTAGCAACTGATATTGCAAAAGTAATTGCAGTAGCAAATGATTTAGCAGAAGCAGTTTCAGAAATTGAAACAGTTGCAGACGATTTAAACGAAGCAAGTTCAGAGATTGATGTAGTTGCAACTAATATAGCTAACGTAAATCTTGTTGGTGGTGCTATAGCTAACGTAAATACTGTAGCAGGAATGAACTCTGCAATTACAACAGTAAATGGAAATTCTACTAATATAAATACAGTCGCAGGAAATAATACTAACATCACTACAGTTGCAGGAAGAAATGCTAACATAATTACTCTAGCAGGTATTGATGCACACATTTCGACTGTTGCAGGAATTTCAGGAAATGTAACTTCAGTTGCAGGAAACTCTACAAACATTAATGCTGTAAATTCTAATAGTGGAAATATTAATATAGTTGCAGGAATTTCAGGAAATGTAACTTCTGTTGCAGGAATGTCTTCAGCAATTAATACTATAAACGCAAGTTCAACAGCAATTACCAATGTAAATTCTAACTCTGCGAATATAAATGCAGTAGGTGGTGCAATAGCAAACATTAATACTGTTGCAGGTGCTAATACTAATATCTCTACAATAATTACAAATTTAGCTTCAATAAATAACTTTGCAGATGTCTATAGAATTTCAAGTTCTGCTCCAACAACTTCACTAACAGCAGGAGATTTATATTTTGATACAACATCAAATACTCTTAAAGTTTATAGTGCATCAGGTTGGCAAAATGCAGGTTCTTCAATTAATGGAACTTCAGCTAGATTTAAATATATAGCAACAAACAACCAAACAACTTTTACAGGTTCAGATGCAAGTAGTAATACTTTAGCTTATGACCCTTTATATTTAGATGTTTATTTGAATGGTGTTCACTTAGACCCTACAGATTTTACAGCTACAACTGGTTCTTCAATAGTATTAGCAACAGGTGCTTCTACAGGAGACATTCTTTATATAGTTGGATTTGGTACATTTAATGTAGCTAGTGTGGCAGGTTCAGCAATTAATTCAGGAACAATAAATTCAGCAAGATTACCAACAGTACCAACTTCTAAAGGTGGTACAGGTTTAACTGCAATCGGTACAGCAGGACAAGCATTAAAAGTAAATGCGTCAGCTAATGGTTTAGAATATGGTTCTACATCAAGTGCAGAAGTTTATGGTTTTGAAAAGTTTTTCTCAGCTTCTACTTTAGTTAAAACTGTAACAGTAGTTTCAGTTGATGGTGCAAATAAATACTTTATAGATGGTGTTCAACAAGACGCTTTAGATTTATATGAAGGTAATACTTATGTATTTAATTATCCTTCAGCACACCCATTTAAATTTTCAACAACTTCAAATGGAACTCACGCAAGTGGTTCTGAATATACAACAGGTGTAACTCATAACAGTTCAACACAAGTAACAATCGTAGTGGCTACTAATGCACCTACACTTTATTATTATTGTTCTTCTCATACAAATATGGGTGGAACAGCAAATACACCAACACCTGCTTTAAATAACATGAGAGTAATTACGACCAATCAAGGTCAAGATAACATCACTGAAAGTCAATATGCCAACTTTGATGATGTTTTATTTAGTGCTTCAGGCTTTGTCTTTAGCATTAATTCAAATGGCAATTTAATATCAACAATATAAGGAAATAAAACATGGCAACAATCAATCTGGGTGCTATCAAATTTAACTGGAAGGGTGCTTACAATAGTGGCACTACATATTCCATTGATGATGTAGTTTCATCTGGTGGTAATAGTTATGTTTGTATTCAAGCACATTCAAATCAAGCAGTAGGCAACGCAACAGCTTACTGGAATATAATGTCTACAGCAGGAACTAATGGAACTAATGGTTCTAATGGTTCTAATGGAACTGACTTATCAACAACTTTAACAACACAAGGCGATATACTTTACAGAGATGGAAGTGGATTACAAAGATTAGCTAAAGGTTCAGCAAACCAAGAGTTAAGAATAAACTCTGGTGCAACTGCACCTGAATGGTACACACCGAGTGGTGGTGGAGGTGGTATGCAATCCATACAAGTCTTTACTAGTACAGGTTCAAGCACTTACACAAAACCTTCAGGTGTAACTAAAGTAAAAGTTATAGTTACTGGTGCAGGAGGTGGTTCTGATGCTATAAATGAGGTTTACTACCATGCAGGTGGTTGTGGTGCAGGAGGAGGTGGTGGTGGAACTGCTATCGACTTTATAGATTTAAGTGGAGTTGCTACTGTTAATGTTACTGTTGGTACAGCAGGTGTTAATGGTTATGAAACTGGTGGGACTAATTATGAAGGTACAACTGGAGGAACAAGTTCATTTGGTTCTTATTGTACTGGAAATGGTGGTGTAAAATCACAGTCATATTCATATTCTCAAGGTGGAAATGGTGGAACTGCTTCAAGTGGCTTTATTAATATTACTGGTGGAGGTGGAATGTCTCAAACAGCTAGTAGAGAAAGTTCCAGTTATCAAGCAGGTGGAATGTCTGGTGGTGGAACTTTTTGGGGTTCTGGTTCAACTGGTGGTGGTTATAGTGCAGGTTCGGCAACTGGAGGAGCTTTCGGTGGAGGTGGTGGTGGTCGAAGTTCTGGTAACAACGCAGGGCAACAACCAAAAAACGGAGTAGTTTACGTAGAGGAGTACGCATAATATGAAGGCATTAATATTCGAAAATAAAGTAGTAGATGTTCAAGAAAATGAATTTGAAGTAGCACCTACAATGACTTGGGTTGATTGTGATAACACAATTAAAGCAGGTTTTAGTTATGATGGAAGTACATTTACATCTAATGAACCAACTGCTGAAGAAATACAAGCAATGGTAGATACAGCACAAGCTAGTATAACTGCTAAAGCAAGTGGTAACACTAAACTATTAGGTTTAGGTTTAACACAAGCAGAAGCAACAGCACTTACTGGTTTCACACCAGAATAATACTTAAAGGCTAGGTAAAAATATCTAGCCTTACAAAATTCACAACAACAAATTATAGGAAATAAAATCAATGACAAAAGCAAGAAATATTGCAGATTTACTAGACGCAAATGGAGATGTAAAATCAGCTAGTTTAGATAATGTACCTGCTGTTGATTTAACTAATCTTTCAGCAACTAACTTAACTTCAGGTACAATACCAAATGCTAGAATTACTTTAGATGCTAATGAGATACCAAATATCTCTACAGATAAATTGACTTCAGGAACAATACCAGATGCTAGATTACCTTCAACAGCTTTAAATAGTAATGTTGATTTAGCAACAACACTAACGACACAAGGTGATTTACTTTTCAGAGATGGAAGCGGATTAACAAGACTAGCTAAAGGTACTCATGGACAACACTTAGTGCAAACTGGCTCACACCCTGCATGGACAACACCTGCTGTAGCAAGTTCTGATTATGTAAAATTAGCAGACTATAGTTATAGTGGAAGTGGTGTTAATAGTTTTAACTTTCAAAATGTTATTAGTTCTACATATAAGTCATATTATTTAAAACTAGGAGATTTTGTAACTGGTACTGCTGAAGATATAAGTCTGAGATTTCTAACTGGTACTAACACAGAAGTAAGTAGTAATGATTATAATACATTAAGTTTCGGTAAATATATGGACACAAATGGTTCTGGTGGCTTCGACCAAGTTTTAATGCATAGTGCTAACTATATAAAATTTGCTCCCTATTGGTCAGCAAACTCTACAAATGTTCTAATAGGTTCACAGTTAGATGTTTGGTTTAATGCAGGTGCTAATAGAACAGCAACATTGAGTAGTAAATGGTGTACAATGAAAAGTGCTGGTAATTATAAAAATGTGATGACTGGTGGACATTCTTGTCAATCAAGTTCATCTGCATATACTGGTATCACTCTTTATATGCCTTCTTCTGGAACTATAACTAATATCAGTTGTCAACTTTATGGACTTAAATAGGAGAAAAATATGAAAAAAATAATAATAAATGCTGAAAATCCAAATGGAATAGAAGTTGATTTAACTGCTGAAGAAATATCACAAAGAAAAATTGATAATGCAGATTATGAAACTAAAAAACAAGCAGAAAAAGATGCTAAAACAGCTAAAGCTACAGCACAAGCAAGTGGTAACACTAAATTATTAGACTTAGGTTTAACACAAGCAGAAGCGACAGCAATGACTGGTTTCGCACCAAGCGAATAATATTTAAATGGCTAGAAAAAAAGTTAACCCTGTGCATATGTATGCAGAGCAAACAACTGGGGTTAGACTTTCAAGCCATGAAAAACTTTGTGCTGAACGAATGAACAACATTCTTAAAGCATTAGAAGAAACACAAAAAGAAATTAAAACTTTAAGAGCGGATATAAATAAAGGAAAGGGAGCGTTGTGGGTACTGCTAGTTATTAGTGGTATAGTCACTGGAGCGTTTAATTACTTCAGCTAATGTGGTTTGCATTACTTAAAAACCCTCTTACAAAAATCATAGCAGAAAAAACATTTGGAGCAATTTCTCACAAATTAGCTAAAGATAAAATTGTAAGAGAAAAAGAATTAGATGCGGCATCTCAAATTTCAATAGAACAAATCAAACAGCAAGAGCATTCACTAAAAGATGAATGGTTATGTTTATTTTTTACAGTTTTAATGGCACTCCATTTCATTCCGTACACTCAGGACACAATGCAAAGAGGGTGGGAAATTTTAGAATATGCTGACCCAATGTTTTTTTACATAATTTTGACAATCGTAGGAGCGTCATTTGGTGTGACTACAATGAATAAAATGAAAAAGAAATGAATGTTTCAGAATTATTAAAAAAGAATTTTGTAATGATACCTGTAGTTATTTCTATTTTGGTTGGAACGTTTACAGGTGTTAGATATATAGTATCTTTAACGGAAACTATTGATAAAAATAAAACTGCAATTTTAATAATTAACGATACTCATCTTTTTAATTTCAAAACATACATTGCTAGAATACAAGAAAATCAAAATCATTTATTATTAAACATAGAGAAAAACAAAGGTAATACCATTGTTGCTAATGACAAGATGGATAGGCTTGAAGATAAAGTAAAACAATTAGAAATAGATTTTAAAAATTTTTTAATACAGAAAAGCAATTAATGAGAATAATAGATAAAATTTTTATCACCGTATTTGAATTTTTTGACAGATTAAATGAAAAAGTAGAAGCAGTTATGAATTTTGACATCAACCAACAGAAAAAAAAGAAAAAATGAACCGAATAATTTACAGTGCGTTAGTTATTATGTGGATAGGTTTAATTACATCTACAGTTGCAAATGCAGTTGGAAATCAAACAAATTCTAGTGGTTCAAATACTGCAATAGAAGGAAGTTACACAGGTGGTGCAACAACTTACGAAAGCGGAAGCACATCAACATCTACAACAAATTCAACATCTACTTCAAACATGAAGTCAGCACCTTATACATCTTCTGCACCAAGCATGAACACATCAAATAATTGTGCAATGGCTTTGTCTGGCGGTATTCAAACATTTTCTATTGGAGTGAGTGGCGGAAAAAGTTACGTTGACCGAACATGTGAACTTATAGCTTTATCTACAGCACTTAGAAATGTAGGAATGAAAGTTGCTTCAATCGCAATCCTTTGCCAAGATAAAAGAGTATGGGAAGCATTTTTATCAGCAGGAACTCCATGTCCTACAGATGGGAAAATTGGAAAAGAAAGTTTAAAATTAATTGCAGAGAAATATAATTATCAAATGCCTACCTATAAAAAATGGGTGGAGTTAGAAAAAAAGAAAAAGAAAACAATTAAAATAAAAAAATTAAAACCAATCATAGTTAGATAATGAACAGAAAAACAAACACAGCATTAATTGCTTTGCTTGGAACAATTCTTATGGGACTTAGCACATGGGTTGTAATCACACTCGTGGAAATCCAAGTTTTAGTACACATGATACAGCAAGAGTTAATGGGGTTTGAAAAAGTTATAGGTCGTATTTATTATCATATGGATAAAATAAAATGAGAATAATCATAGTCTTAGGAGTATTCCTTTGGTTAATGTTAAGTTGGTTCGCTAGTTCCGTAGGATTAACAGACGAAAATGATACAGCTTATACTACAAACATTCTGCCAAACGCAGGGACAACATCATCTTCACAAGATAATTTTAACATTGATGGTGTCAGTACAACTTCAAGTAATTTAGGAAACAATTCTACGCACAATGGGTTTACAATTACTTGTGAAACACAAATTTCAGGAAATTGCGGACAAGCATTCAATGGTGAATTAGAAAGTTCGAGAGACATGAAAGTCTCAGCTTCAGGTTCACTTTTAAACCTTACTGGTACAGATGATGCAGGGACTAGCTACACAAGTACAGTTGAGAAAAACAACGGAGGAGTGCAGTTAACTTCAGGTATTTCGATTCAAAATTGTGAGAGTTCTACAAGTGCTTTCAGTTGTGGGACGAAAGAAGGTGAAATGGATAGTTTTATTTTAAAACAATCTATTAAAGATAAAGATGGGAATACTCTAGCAACCATGACTACAACAAGAATAGATGATGCAGGGTACAATAATAATTCTAAGCATTTTAATGACAATCTAATTTATAATGGCACTGGTGCTTATAGTTATGAATGGGAATGGCAAGGTAATGATAGTGCTTTAAGTTCTACCGCATTGAGTGGTGTAAATTTATTAGGTGCTGAGTTACTTTATGAATTTCCAACAGAAGATTATTCTCCTTTAACAGTGCAAGAACAACTAGATATAAATGAGGCTCTTGGAACTAAAGACTTAAATGAGAACCAAATCTGGGACGTTATTTCTGGCATAGAAGAAAAGATTGCCATGAAAATATATGAGAGTGGTGTACCAGAAAATACAAAAATCGAAGTAGAGTTTACAGAAGAAATGAAGGTTTATGTTAAAACTTCAAATCCAGTAAATACTAATGTCGTTAATAAAGTAATTGAAGAAGTTAAAAAAGAAGAAACTATTGAAAGCATTGCTAAAGAAGTAGTGCAGATGGTTAAAAAAGAAACTGAAGAAAAAGAAGAAGTTAAAAAAACAATAACGGAAAAGGAAACAGATGAAAAAGAAACCAAAACCTTACAAACCAAAGCCATACAAACCAAAAAAGTAAAAACAGAAAAGAAAACTAAAGTAGCTTCTTTATCAGACAAATTAGATAAAGTTGATGTTGTAGTAAAAGATGTCTCAAAAAATCTTGAGGTTAAGAGCTTACTTAAACTAGATGCCATGCTTAAAGATGAGGTGTCGTTAGTTGCGTACACAAATATAGAATTTTATAAACCAAAGAATATTTATCTAAATCAAGATTTCATGCTTGATAACAGACTTATCTATGCGGATATAAACCTAGATGTTTACACAGCGAATGACCCATTGGTTATCAAAGAAAGAAAATTAGAACAAATTAATTATAAAAAACAAAAACTATTAATAGAAATAAGGGAATTACAAAATGGATAAAAAAATAATTAAGACACAATTAATACACCTATGGAATGACCATAAACCGTTTATGATTGCAGTAGCAATTCTTATAGTGATTGCATGGATAAACTAAAGAATAACTTAACTAACATTGTAGTTCTGATTGGACTTATAGGAAGTATAGGAGCAGGATTTATAAAATACGGTGAAGTTATGACTAAGATAGATGTGTTAGAAAATTCATCTAAAACAGTTGATTTATCTATCGTTGCTGTACTTAAAGAAAAAGTTAAAGCACTAGAAAGTGTTGATACAAGACACAATCACACTGACATAGCAATTAATAAAAAAAGTATAGACTTATTAAATCTACTTATTGAAGAGATGAAAGAACAGTCAAAAAATCCTCTTCAGTAGAACATGAAAACAGCCAAGTCTTATGTTCCTAGAGAAAAACCGAAAAAAAGAAAAGGACAACATGCCAAGTCAAGAAACAAAGGAAGTACCTTTAAAAAGTACAACCGACAAGGAAGACCGCAATAGTTTAACCAATATTATAAAAGAGTTGCCACAGTTATTAGTAACTCACGCATACAATAAATTAAAATCAGGAGACGAACTAACGGCATCAGAAATGAAAGTGTGTTTAGAAGTTTGTAAAACTTACAGCACAGAACCTTTGACTAAAAAGGAAGATAACATTCTTGATGACATACCGTTTGATACAGATGGACAATAGATTAAAGAACTTTAAAAATTTTCTATATTTATGTTGGAAGCATTTAAACTTACCTGAACCAACACCAATACAATACGATATCGCAGACTATCTACAGGCTAAAGAGAAGAGATTAGTTATCGAAGCGTTTAGAGGTGTAGGTAAATCTTGGATTACTTCAGCGTTTGTCGTTCACCAATTATTATTAAATCCGCAGAGAAACATATTAGTTGTATCTGCATCTAAAAGTAGGGCTGATGATTTCAGTACATTTACACAAAGATTAATTGGAGAGATGCCTTTACTGGCTCATCTAATTCCTAGAGACAACCAAAGACATTCAAAGATTAGTTTTGATGTTGCACCTGCTACAGCCAGTCATGCACCCTCAGTTAAATCTATGGGTATCACAGGGCAGTTAACAGGTAGTAGAGCAGATTTGATTATTGCAGATGACGTTGAGAGTGCGAATAACTCCCAAACGCAACTTATGAGAGATAGATTAAGTGAAACTGTAAAAGAATTTGATGCAATTATTAAACCAGAAGTAGGACGTATTATATTTCTAGGTACACCTCAAAATGAAATGTCATTGTACAATACATTAGAAGAAAGAGGTTTTAAGACAAAGATATGGACAGCATTAGTACCAACTAAAGCACAAGCAGTTGGTTACGGAAATAAACTTGCTGACATTATCGTAGGTAAAGAAGGAGACCCTACAGACCCTAAAAGGTTTGATGGCGTAGATTTGATGGAGCGTTTAGCTTCTTATGGTCGTTCAGGGTTTAATTTACAATTTATGTTAGATACAAGTTTGTCTGACGCAAATAGATACCCTCTTAAACTAAATGATTTAATAGTAGCTTCAGGTTGTTCAACTTGGAAAGATGCACCTGCAAAAATACAGTGGGCTTCATCACCAGAGCAAATGAAAGGTATAGACCCAGATATTCCTAATGTAGGACTTAAAGGTGACTACTTTGTAGCCCCTATGCACATGAGTGAAGAATTTACTCCGTTTGAAGGCACATGTATGTCGATTGACCCTAGTGGGCGAGGTGAGGACAAAACAGCTTACGCTGTGCTTAAAATGTTACATGGAGTGCTATATCTGACTGCTGTTGGCTCGTTAGATGGTGGATATTCAGACAATACCATGTCTCAGTTATCTCACATTGCGAGAAAACATGATGTCAACTATGTGGTTATCGAGAGTAACTTTGGTGACGGTATGGCAACACAATTACTTAAACCTATCATGGCTAAGATACACCCATGTGAGATTGAGGAAGTTAGACACAATATTCAAAAGGAGAAACGTATTATAGATACCTTAGAGCCTTTAATGAATAGCCATAGGTTAGTCATAGATGATTTACTAATTAAAGAAGACTTTAAGAATGAGCCTGACCATCAGTTGTTTAGACAGATGACAAGACTTACTAGAGACAAAGGTTCACTTAGACATGATGATGCTATAGACGCATTAGCTATCTGTGCAAACTATTGGGTGACACGTTTAGATAGAGACCAACAATTATCTTACAATCAACACAAAGAAGACTTGTTAGATAAAGACTTGGAAAGATTTATGGAACACACAACTGGAATTAGAGGAGAAAAACAAAGATGGATATAGAACAAACTAAAGCAGAGATTAAGAAAGAAGAAGGCTTCCGTATGGAGACTTACCACTGCACTGAAGGGCATCTTACAGGTGGCTTTGGTCACAAAATGTTAGAGGGCGAAGAAGTACCTACTGACATGGCAGGGTGGAATAAGTTATTTGAAAGAGACTTTGCAAGAGCAGTTTCAGGTTCAGAAGAATTACTAATGATATCTCCTAATGTGCATGACACTGCTAGACATATAGTGGTTGAAATGTGTTACCAGATGGGTAGCTATGGTGTTTCTAAGTTTCATGGTATGCTTTCAGCACTCCAAGATAGTGACTATGTCACTGCAAGTAAGGAGATGTTAGACAGTAGGTGGGCAGTTCAGACACCAAACAGGGCTAAGCGTATGGCTGAGCGTATGGGAAATATTTCATAAAAAAATATGAAAGGGTATTTGATATATAGAGAACGTCAATTCCCCCCTTCGATAACCTGTGGAAGCGTGGGAAAAGTACAGAAAGCAAGGCTTTAAAGGGCTTTTTTTAACTATAAGGACAGCATATCCTTTGCTTATGCGTGGCGTGGGCGTATTCTTTTTATTATTGTATGTGCTTCAGCTAGTCTGTTTTTTTATTTCACACATAGCCACACGCACAGGCTCACGCATGTTCTTTATATATACGCACACACGCACAGGCTCACGCCTAATCTTTAAGTATCACAGGCACACACAGCCACGCACAGCCACACCAATGGCAGGACGCAGGGCAGTGGTCATATCAATTTAATTATAAAAGTTCCCATTCTAGTGAAAACAAAAAGAAAACCACACAGTATCTACACAGGTATCTACACACAGCCTACGCAGGGTATCTCCTAAGTATCT